CCGGCACGCTCAAGGTGATTCCTGTCGGCGAATGGCAAATCGCCGCGCTTCAGGAACACCTTCTGCAGAGAACCAAGATCACTAGCTTGTGAGCTAGGGATCGTGGTCGAAACTACTTCGCCCTTTACCAAGGGGCGATGTAGGTCCGGACAAACCTTCTGGGTCTCGAAACCTAAGAAGGAATGCCTCCCCAACACGGGAGACGTTGGAAGAACAGTTGGGAATCTGATCAAATCCCCAATGATGCCGTCCAACCCTCGAGCAGTCTTCCACAAACCAGCATAATATGCTTGGTTACGCAGAGAGACTGCCGAGATAAGCTCCCGAGCATGCTTCCGTTGTGTAGGGAGTAACTGACGGACTCGCACGACACTTACGTCGTGGCCGTCATAATACTCCTTACCGCAAGACTCTCGGAATTTGCCATTCCAAAAAGACTTGCTGACATTCACCTTGAACCCAAACGTCTCAAGGCTGTCAACAACGGACTGCACCGTATCTACGGGGACGATAATATCGTCTCCGAAGATGCGCACCTGCCCCGCATAAGACTCAAAGTCTTTGCGGGTAAGCGGGCGGTTAAGCACTTTTTGTATTCCCAGAAAGACAACGGTACAAAATACCATTGCCTCAACTGGAAAGCAAAGTGCTGAACCCATAGACGCGAACTTGGCCAGGCGCAAAACGCCATGACCAGGTACATCAGCCTTCCGCGAACGCGAAGCATCGACCCCAGACGCAAGATTGGGGAACGTTGCAAGCATTGCGCGTACGAGCTGATTGGAAACACGATCGGATGCCTCACTCAGATCAAGTGTGGCGAAGGATCCATTTCTGGATCCCTCCCTCGCCATGTCCTGGTTAGGGACTTGGTCGTTGAATCCGACAATCCTCCGCAGGTGGTAATCCTGTTGGAGAGATTCCAGGAGCGACTCAGCGATACCTTGCTGCATATATTGCATGCAGGTAGGCTCGACCGCGATGATCCTGGGTGTTTTCAGCGTTTTAGGTACGGTGATGACCCTAACGGGCCTCTCCGCACCGGGTTCGAGCAAGTCCACGGAGCGTTGGATAAACCAACGCCAGTTAGGAAAGAGGTACTCCCCATGGGGGAAGACTCCCTCCAACCGCTCGGTCCACTCAGCTTGATCGTACTTAAGGTTTCCCTTAATGCGATCAGCAGTGGCACCGGGTCCATGCTTCGGGACGATCCTTCCATAGTAGATGTCCTCATCTACGCGTTGGAAGATATCGCCCCAGAGCTTCAACGAAAGCTTCTTGAAAGACAGGAGTTCATCCTGACTAAGAAGTCCTTCGTTAACTCGGACTTGCTGCTCACACTCCACGTAAGCGTCGATGGCACAGCCGACCCGAGCATCACTGCACGGGAGCTGTATTTTCGAGAAAAGCAGAAGAATCTGCCTTAACGCGAAAATTGCGTCCACCGACGGTTGCGGGAGTAACCGACCCGACACACGTTCGAACACAAGCTGAAGGAAACCTCCGAGAAATCGGGGGAGACCGCCATGTCGCCGGAAACCGGCAAAATGGTCGTCAGCTACTCGTCCAATGTCCAGAGCTTTTTGGAGATCTGAACAAAAGGACGGTAAGGTTATCGTCAAAAACGATAACCCTTCGTGTTCACAACGCCCCTCGATCGTTTTGAGATCGAGAGTGGTGCTGATGCCGCACAGGTCCTCCATATCCTGGAGGACCAGTCGTACGAGTTGCATAAGGCTTTTCATACATCGCTCCTAACGGGGCTGGTGTAATCCGTAGCCTTATCTTCCAGACTGCGCTAACCACGCGCATAACTTGACCCATCTGGAGTCAAGCCAGTCCTAGTTCTCGCCTCCCAAAAGTTGGGAGATACGAGCACCCGTGCTCGCTGTGAGATAGGCCGTGAGGCCATCCACAACTTGCTTCGCCTCAGCGTTTGTGTAGCCCGTCAAGGGCACATCCACGACAATGTAGGCACTCATTGAGTACCTTGCATTGGTTGTGGACACAAACGGATCTGGGGCGATTTTCGAGTGGTCGATGCGGATGGTCCGTCGAGCCCGCTTGCCATAGGCATGCGAGATCGACAGCTTCACCGTTCCGTCGTCTTTGGAAAAGACGCCAGAATTGGTGCCGGACGAAACTCTCGGAAGAGAGTTCGCCACCGCATTGATGGTTACGGACTGTGGGTCTGTGAATGACAAGGCACAACTCCTGCGACTTGGCCACGTACTGGATCGCACGTGGCAATGGTTTACTCTGAAAACGTACGAGCACGTTTCCAAAGCGTGCTCCAATGCGGATGCATCAGAGCATTCGCGGACCTCGGGCTATGCCCAAGGCCGCTAGGATGGCCCATTGCCGCGGCGAAAACGCCGTGGTGTCCAGACCAAATCCGTAGGGTGTCGCTTTGTACCGAACTTTCATAGTAGTACTGAAAGTTTGGTCCATTGCCTTCTGTCCGTTGACTAACATAACGGTCGGAAGGCGGTAGGTATCTGTGACGGTTTTTGTACACATCACATATCCCCACCGCATGACAAGCCCATCTTGACTGAACGCGGAGATGTTATGAATAACATCTCCTAAATTACTGTTCCAGTCAATGAGCCAGCTCCATGGTGTTAGTTGGTACAGCAGTTCAGGTGTAACCCTGACGCCCAGCAGCTTTGCAGCTTGCTGTTCTGCTTTCTTCAACCGCGCTCGGGCAGTATCGCCGGCCGCTAGGTAGTAAGTAAAGCAACCGCTGAACCACGTCTCTGTCGTAGTGACAGTAGTACGTTCTAACACCCCAGATGACGATCCACTGTAATGATACGCTGTTAGCGTCGGCGACGCGACCGAAGTCGGTGTCGTCGTTACGGTGGTAGTCACCTGTTTTGGGAATCGAAAGCGTCGCCGGATATGACGTCCGGAGTCTCGTTCGTACTGTGCCAGAATCTTTTCAGAGTTCTGGATAGCACGAGCGGACTGGGTAATATCTTGGATCATCGGCTTCCAGCCAAATTCCACGTTCAGGTATTCGCCGGCTGCGTTTCGCAACGCACCACGGCGATTCTGAGCAAGGAGACTGGACCCGATAGCTTTGGGAATTCCTTCCCTAAGCTCTCCAAGAGCTACCCCAAGACCCGCTGCTGGATTCGTAGGTAGTACTCTGGCTATTGCTGTAGTGCCCTTGGCGTGTATAGTTGCACGATCCATGGCAGTCAGCGCAGGCCAGACTGTACTAGCAGATCCTACGTTGATGGCTTTCGCATAAAGCGGACCATCATACTCGACGTAAATACTCCCCGCTTGATTCACATTATAGTGCCAACGAACACCTGTAAAGGTGTTCGCTGGACTTTCACTATAGCTGTGTTTGAGCGTAGAGAATTCCGCGCCGAGGTCCAGCCCACCTACATAGTCAGCCCACCATGGCGGCATGTACTTCATCTTTCCAGAGAGTACACGCTGTCGCATGTTGCGCAGACGATAGTAGTTGGTTCGTTCGGAAGTAGTTTCCTGCTTCCCGGTGATTTGCCGTACAAAAGTACTCTTCGTTCCCGAATAGTTACTTGTGTACGTTTGCGCTGGCAAAAAGTCCAGCGTTCTGCGCTTCACCGCCAAGATAGAGCTCCCTTCGGAGGACTTTCCTCGACTCATTCCTCGTGTTTGAGTCGGGAGGCATGTTGGCGCAAGGGGTGATCAGACCCTTGTTTCAACATAGCGCATCAGCGCCAGTGCTAGGCGAAAG